CGCTATGGCAACTTACACATCAGCCAGCAAACAGTTAATTGGTAACTACGCGTGCATTAGCACGTTAGAACCAACAGAAATTGGTATTGGCGAAAACATAACTGTCAGTGGATTAGCTGCGCCGTTTGCAGGCACTCATAAGGTGCTTGACTTACCGCAATACGAGTTCACAGGTGTTGACTCAACTACAGGCGAGTTTTTGTTTAACCCTGAGGTGGCTCGACCTAATCAAGTTATGTATGCGGCTACTGGTGCAAATGTAAATTATGTGGTTGATTACTCTGGCACAATTACTTACACGCAAGTGTGCACGTGGGTGTCTGCAACTGATGTTGAGGATTGGCTAGGTATCGGCACAGCCACCGCAGCTGATGCCACGTTTTTAACCTTGTGTGCAGCTGCCGCGTCAGCGTTCTGCCATCTCAGGAGACAAGAGGCTGGGTATCACGACTCATTAACGGTGTTGCCAAGTACCGCTGTAGGTTTGGGCACGCGAGCCTATGGCGGTTTCTTGTACCGTCAGCGCGGATCAGTCACAGACTTTGCGTCATTTGATGGCATGGTTTCTGGTGGGTCTAACGGCCTTAGCCCAATGATAAAACAGTTGCTAGGTGTCAACCGCGCACAGGTTGCCTAATGCCAACACCAGTTGCGTACACCGACCTGTTTAACGAGTCACTAGACGATCTAGCAGCCACGCTAAGCGCCGTTACAGGCTTGCAGGTAGTAACAGACCCTAGAAACATCTCGCCGCCTTGTGTGTTCATTGACGCGCCATCCTTTACAGGTTTTAGCCGTGCAGTGTTTACCCTCTCGTATCCGGTCAGGTTGCTTACTGTTGGGCCGGGCAACTTGGATGCACAACGCAGCTTGATGAACTTGGCAGCCAAAGTGGTGAGCGCTCGAATAGGTGTCACCGATGGCAGACCGACTATTGCTATCATCGGCGGCAGCGAGTTGCCAGCGTATGATCTAAATATCAATGTGCAGGCACAAAGTTAGGACACAGACATGGCATATGTAATTGCATCACCAAGACTTGGCAAAGTAGGCGATGCCTATGAGCCAGACGAGAGCGTTAACGTAGAAGCTCTAATTGACGGCGGCTTTATCAAATCCACCAGTAAGAGCACAAAATCTGATAAACCTAGTAAAGACACCAACGAGGAGTAATTCACATGGCCACCAGCACTTACCTATCAAACCCAGTAGTCACCATCAACGCAGTTGACATGACCGATCAATGCACGTCAGCAGTTTTGACTCGCGTGATCGAGTCTCTTGAGGCAACCGCATTTGGTCAGACCAATCGCTCATACGTTGGCGGTCTTGAGAACAGCACATTGACTGTTTCTATGTATAACTCGTTTGCTGTATCGGAAACTTACGCAACACTTAAGGCTCTTGTTGGCACGCAAGTAACTGTAAAAGTTAAACCAACAAGCGCGGCAGTATCTGCCACAAACCCAGAGTCAACACTTACTAATGCATATTTAGAGTCATTGCCAATCGTCAATGGCCAGTTAGGTGCTCTCGATACGATTGACATCACCTTTACTGGTGGCGCATACACAGTCGCAATCGCTTAACTAATTCTCGCCGGCAACGGCCCGACACGAAAGAGGCAAGATGCAATTAAGACTTAAAGCAACATTTACAGACGGCACAGTAAACGAGGTTGTAACCAATCTCTCAACTGTTGTTGCATGGGAACGCAAGTACAAGCGCAAAGCGTCAGAAATGGCATCAGGTATTGGCGTTGAGGATTTAGCGTTTTTGTGTTACGAAGCAACACGTGCATCTGGTACAACAGTGCCGGGCACGCTTGACCAGTTCATTACATCGCTAGAGGCGATTGATGTCTTGGAGACACAAGACCCAAAAGCGGGCACGGCTCAGTAAGGCGCGCGCTGGCAGAAATCGTTGTTGCCACCGGCTACTGGCCGTCAGAGATTACATTTGAGGCAGACGATATGAACACAGTGATTGAGATACTTAACAAGCAACGCGGCGGCCGCTAATGGCAAGCGTACCTATTTTGTCTGTGCAGATTGAGGGCATACAAGGCGCGTTAAAAGAACTTAACACTATTGACCCTAAGTATCGGCGGCTGGTGACCAAACGCATTAAAGCAGCTGGCGCAGACATCATCAATGACGCTCGATCAATGGTCGCACATTTTGACAACTCGCTAATGAACGGCGCACCGCTGTCTGGCATGGTGCGCGGCAACATTATTAAAGGCCGTGAGACCAGTTGGAAAACCGATCAAGTGCAAAAAGGATTTAAGGTCAAAGTTGGTGTGCGCGCAAGCAAAGAGCGCTATGTGAACTTCCAAAGAGGCGGAATACCTAGCGGCCCTAAAGGTAGAGGCACAACCGGAACATACACAGAGCAAGTCGTGTACGGCGCAAAGCCATACCAATTAATGGTCATCCAGCAGGCTGACGCTGCCGGTGCAATTTATGACCATGCTGGTCGTAACACAAACTCAACATTTGTGACCAATCTTGACGCTGAGGTAGGGCCAGAACCACGTGCGATTGACAAGGCTGTAGAACGCGGCCGTGAACCAGTCACCAAAAAAGTCTATGAAGTAGTGCAAGATGTAGAGAAACAGATCAACAGAAACCTAAGGTTTACCTATGGCAATTAACATACCTATCGTTACGGCTTTTGCTGATAGTGGTATCAAGGCGGCTGAAAAGGCGTTTGGTAAGTTTGGCAAAACTGGTGTAGCGGTAGGCGCTGCGTTCGCTGCCGTTTCCACTGCCGTTGTTGCCGGGCTTGGTTTGTCTGTCAAGGCTGCAGCAGAGGATCAGCGCTCACAGGAGTTGTTAGAAAAACAATTATACAACACTTTGAGAGCAAGCGAAAAAACTACTAAAGCCACAGAGGATTTTGTTGGCCAGATGGAATTGGCTAGCGGTGTTGCAGACGGTCAATTAAGGTCAGCGCTCGGCAACCTTGTGCGCTCAACAGGCGATCTAACGCTTTCACAAGACTTGTTAAATCTGTCGCTGGACATTAGCGCGGCTACTGGCAAAGATTTAGAGTCGGTCTCAATTGCTTTGAGCAAAGCCTCGATGGGTCAGATGACGGCTTTGCAAAAACTTGGCATACCGTTAGATGAGGACATCAAAAAAACTAAAGACTTTAGCAAAATACAAGAGGCGTTAGATAAACAGTTTGGTGGTGCGTCAGCTGCAGCGGCAGACACGTTTAGTGGGCAACTTGCTCGACTAGGTACGGTCTGGGATAACTTAACTGAGTCAATCGGCTTTGCTGTCTTAAACAACGAGTACGTTAAAGACGCAATCAATAAATTGCCAGACGCAGCCAACAATGCAATAGCCGCAATCGGAGAACAAGGTCTAGGCGGCGCTCTAAATGTGTTCTTAGATCAGATGGGCATTGTTGGCGCATACGCAAAACGGTTTGGTATCTCTGTAGCGCTTGCTTACAACAACATGGCAATGGATGCCTACAACGCTCTTGTCACTTTAAGCATTGGATTTGCACAGTTAATACCGGGCTTTGTGGCGGCAGGTAAAGAAGTTGCCGCTAACCAATTGCGATTGGGATTAGAGCTCGATGCAAACACGTATTACATCAACGATCTAAGCAAATCAATGAAAGACAACGCTGCACAAACGAAAGCAACAGCTACACAGTCTGAGCGTTGGGCGCAGTATGTCGAGATGATGGGTGGCGCTGCTGGGAATACAACCGGCAAGATTGATGGTCTTGGTGGCGCTACAGCCAAAGTCAATCCCAAAATTAAGGAAATGGCAGACAAAGTCAAAGAGGCATCAGATGCGTTAAATGACCGGCTTACGGATGCGTTAGATACTGCAAAATCAAACTTAGATGATGCTAAAACAAAGTTTGCTGATTTCGGCGAAAGCGTGTCAAAGAGTATTACAGGTGCGTTTAGTTTTAAGGATGCTAAAGACGCAGGCAATGAAACTGGCAAAGGATTTTTGTCAGGTTTACGTGAGCAAGCATTTAAGTTACAAACTTACGGCTATCTGATTACCGACCTGTTGAGGATGGGATTGTCGCAAGACGCATTGCAACAGGTGCTTGATGCAGGTGTGGACTCTGGTACAGCCATCGCAGTCGAGTTAATTAACGGTGGCGCAACTGCAATTAATGAAACAAACGATCTTGTAAAAGCCACCAAATCGGCTGCCGATATTATCGGCATTGAGGCCGCAGATAAATGGTATGGCGCTGGTGTATCAAACGCGCAATCATACTTAGACGGCGTACAAGCAAGATTTAACATTGCTCAAACAGGTCTTGCGATACCCGGTCTAACAATTGCTGATATTAAGGGCATTGGCGCAGCATTTGACAATGGCATATCAAGTCCAGCTGTGACACCAGTTAACTCTGTTAGATCAATGAGCGACAGTTTTGGTGGTGTAGGCGGTTTCTTTGACGGCATAAACATTACGGTGCAGGCTGGTCTTGTATCGTCACCAGATCAAATTGGTCAACAAATTATTGAGGCGATACAAAAGGCACAACGCCGTAGCGGGCCAGTGTTCGCACCAGCGACATGACCGTTCCAACAATGCAAGTGCTTGTGGGTTTCCAATCCACGACAGGCTTTGGTACACCGTTTCAGTTAAATGACTCGTTTTACGGCGTGCTTGACACAGCTGGTCGAGGCACATTGGGTGGCGTAACAATGGTTGACCTCACTAGCCTTGTTGAGTCCGTCAACATTAATCGTGGTCGTAATCGTCAATTAGATCAATTTAATTCTGGTACAGCCACGATTGCATTTAACAATGACAGCCAAATACTCAACCCAAATAACACATCAAGTCCGTATTACCCTTATGTGTTGCCACGTTGCCCGGTGCAAATCCTTGCCAACGGAATACCCATCTACACAGGTGTAGTGACTGACTGGAACTTAGACTACGACATCAGCAACCAAGACATGATGTATGCCTCATGCTCTGACAACTTTACAGTGTTATCCAACCAAGCAATAAACGCCGTAACACCATCTGTACAAGCCACTGGCGCACGCATCAACACTGTGCTTGATTTAACTGAAATTAACTATCAGGGCGCTCGATCAATTGATACTGGCTCATCCACGTTGGGCGCATTTGCTATAGATCAGGACACCAATTGTCTTAACTATTTACAGCAAATAAACACCAGTGAGCAAGGTTATTTGTTTATGTCAGCCAATGGAACACTGACATTTAAGGGTAGGTCAAGCATCCTAAACCCTGTAGCCGGCGCAACCTTTAACACTGACGGCACAGGTTTGCCATACCAAACACTGATTAACCAGTATGGCGATGAGCTGCTCTACAACTACATTATTACGCAATCGCCAGCTAGCACAGTCCAAACAACAAGCAACGCGGCCAGTATTGCCCTGTACCAAGCACAACAATATGCCGTCACCAATTTGCTCAACAGCACCACTGCAGAGGTAACAGGATTAGGCAACTACCTGCTAGGCAAATACAAAGACCCTGTACTGCGGTTTACTGGCTTATCAACTCAACTTACGGCGCTGTCAACAGCCAACCAAAACATTGCGCTAACACTCGATCTAACCAGCATTTGCACAGTTGTTAAAAACTTTGTTGCAGGTACACCAGCAACAGAAACCCAAACACTTATTGTTTCTGGTGTATCCCATAACATCCTGCCCGGCAGCCATATCATTTCATACACGTTTGAGAACACAGACGGAAACCAGTATTTCACACTCAATGATGCAATTTTTGGTACTCTGTCAACTACAAACATTTTAAGTTTTTAAGGGAGATTGACAACATGGCGTTAAACACCGATTTTGTTGCTGGCAACATTTTGACGGCTGCACAACAAAACAACTTTCCACGCGGCTTAGTTAGCGCCACTGGTAGCACTACATCGTCAGGATCAGTGTCCGTAGAAACCTTAAGCATCACCTCACCATCGTTTACTGCGGTTGCCAACAGGTATTACCGCATCAGTTATTTTGAGCCAGTTTTGCAATATGTATCCGGCACAGTAAACGTGGCTTTAATGCGTATCCGTTTAACAAACATCACAGGCACAGAGCAAGTATTTAACGAAGTCAAAATATCAAGTGCATCCGATAACTCAGGTATCTGCCAAACCGTAAGAACTTTGACAGCTGGATCAACAGTTTTTGTGGCAACCTTTGCACCATCTGGCGGCGGCAACCTCAACTGTTTCCGTAGCGCAACCGCAACAGCACAGTTAATTATTGAGGATTTAGGCTCTGTATGATCTTTGCAAATAAAGACGCGCTAGTACTTGGCTGATGGAAGTCTTAACAGCCGCACTTGTTGCAGGTGGTTTTACTGTGATAGTTGCACTCATCAACCGTGCAGATAAAACATCTCGATCAGAACACGCAGATACACACGCCGCACTAGGTCGCATAGAACAAAAAATAGATGGGCACATAAACAATCATGAATAAACAACTAAAAGCACTTGCCGCGTCCTACAGCCGCACAGTCATAGCCGCCGTACTTGCCGTTTACATGACTGGCAACACCTCACCAGCCGATCTAGGCAAAGCAGGCATTGCAGCCTTGATACCACCAATTATGCGTTGGGCTAACCCATCAGACAAGGCGTTCGGTCGTGACAATTCCAGCCAATCCTAAAGTTGTTGGCTCACGGCCATACACAGGTAACAGTGACGGCGCTGTAAATGCACCGTTGCCCGGCATGGATGAATGGATACGTTGCGCAATTAAATACGGTGGTGGCGCGTTTTGGAATAACGGAAGTTGGGGAATACGCGATATGCGCGGCTCAGAAAACTTGAGCGTACACGCCACTGGTCGAGCGGTTGACTTGTCGTACAGGATGTCAGAGAAACAACCTAAAGCAAACCGTAAAGGCGCTATGTCGTTTCTTAACATTGTTATTGCAAACGCAAATGAGTTAGGTGTAGAGCAAGTGCTTGACTATTTTCCTAAAGCGTTTGGGCGTGGCTGGCGCTGCGACCGACAAGCTTGGAAGTCGTACAGCAAGCCAGAGATACACGGTGCGCCGGGTGGGGATTGGCTGCACGTAGAAGTTTCGCCAGCCTTTGTAAAACAACCTGCAAACCTTATACAGCAAGCGTTTAAGAGGGTATTCACCGAATTGCCACAGTAATGCCCTATGGTCGAAGTACCGACGATAAGGGGAGATGCAATATGGCTGATGCCAAAACATACGTTTACGAGGTTTACACAACTCACCTAGACACAGAGCAAATGGTCTTGGTGCAGATATTCCGCGACCCTGAAACAGACAAAGTGCTACACGCGCAAATTGCGTTTAAGAGCGCTGTTGGTGACTCATGGGGAACGCCTTACCAATTGGAGAAAAAATGAGTTATTTAGCGATCAAATTAGGTGCATGGGTAGTTAGTGGCTTGGCGTGCTTTACGTTCCTCTGGGAGGCTAGTAAGCCGTCTGAGAGCCTGCCAAAGACCACAGGGCAACAGACCATAACCCTGACAAGCCTTGTGCCTACAACTACAGCTGCGCCGGCTACAACCACAACCGTGCCAAAAGGCTGTGCAGAATACGTGGCAGATGCGATCACCGCAGGCTGGCCAGCAGACCAAGCACCCATGATGGCGCGTGTAATGTTTCGTGAGTCGCGCTGCAATCCAAAAGCGTGGAACGGCCTTGACAGCAATCATGGGTCTAGGGGATTGTGGCAGGTCAATGGTATTCACGCCACGTGGTTGATCGAGGCTGGCATCATTACAAAACTTGACGATCTGTTTTACCCAGATGTAAACATTAAAGCCGCGCTACACCTTTACCGTATGGTCGGCTGGTCAGCGTGGGCTAGCACCTATGGCTGATGTACCATATCCCGAAAGTGGCATAAGCCAAGAAACGAGAGAAACAATGTATCCCGATAACTACAGCGACCGTTACGGCCGTGTATTTAATAACTTGATTGACGAAATTGTTAGACCTAATCACGTGGCTAGCAGAGTGCCAGATCACTCAATTTTGCTTGATGAGTTAGAGCTACTGCACGAGGCACACACAACCGTTGGCGGCCAGCAAAACCGATTTAACGCATCAGTGATCAGAGCGGCAATAAATGTTATACGCGACCTGTAAAGCGTGCGGTTTAATGATGCACGGCACAAGATACAGACACAACCCTGAAAAGATTATGTGGCTACACCCGGACTTAAAAGCCTGCACAAAAGTTAAGCCAATCAAATGACCTTTACCGTTGGACTATCACATCAATACTTGGCTGCACGTGACCAAATGGTGACAACAAAAATGCGTGAAGTGCGCGCATTAGGTCAAGGCAAAACAGCACGCACACTTGACAACACAGTTGCAAGCAATCTTGGCTTTACAGTCGAAGCAGCATGGGCACAATACAACGGCGCAGCCTACGAGTTTGAGCCATACCAACTAGGCGGCGATGACGTACTCGGCTACCAATTGCGCGGTACACACCACCATGACGGCCACCTATTCACCTACGACCGTGACCCAAACGGCATATACATTTTGGGCATAGTTAACGCCTCTTGCACAACCGTTAGTTTTATTGGTTGGTCAACTAAACGCCGTGCCAACATTGACACACACTTGCGTACACATCTGGGAGACCACAAGCTGCACGAGCCAACGTATTGCACAAGCCAATCAGAGTTATGGTCATTTGACTTATTGCCGGCTACAAACAAATTGGTGCAACACCGATCTGATATGGTCGCATAACTAAACCCGACAAAGGAGACCCGACATGGCATTTGATTTAGCACTTTACGAGACGGTGGCACAACGCTTAGTGCGTTGGTGGGCAGAATACCCAGATGGCAGGATTATTACATCCATCCATCACTATGACGGCTCGACAATTATTATGCGCGCAGAGTGCTACAACAACGATGACCGCTTAATCTCAAGTGGCTATGCAGAGGAACAATTTGGATCAAGCATGGTCAACAAAACCAGTTTCTTAGAAAACTGCGAAACAAGCGCTATTGGTCGTGCAATTAGTAACAGTCGCATTGGACATCTTGGTGGTGCAGACTCAGGCCAGCGTGCATCAATGGAGGAGATGGCAAAGGTGAACAGGCTGAACACTACGCCTCGACCAGACGCACATGGCAGCGCTACACCTAAGCAAATCGGTTTCTTAAAGAGCCTTGCACGTGGTAAAGGTTGGGATGATTTGCAGTTGCTTGAGTACATACACAAGTTGTTACAGGCTGATGACGTTGTAGTAGAAACATTAACCGCTGGGCAATGCTCGGCCGTAATAGATGGGTTAAAGAAATGAACGATCCACGCGAGGAATACAACCGTTTGCATGATCACATGAGCGCAATTGCGCGTGAGCGTGACTGGCTACAAAAAGAGGTAGAGCGTTTGACCGATGAGCTGTACTTAGCGCATGAAGCATTGCGTAGGGAGATGCCATGAGTCGCACAGTTTGGCTTGCTTTAGCGCTTACGGCGTTATGCACAATCTTGATGGCGATGTCTGATAGGAAATAAGACTTACACAATCGGTTAGTACCGGATACCTAAACCTGTCGCAGGGTGGTTGGATGACCAGCGGTAACGCTGTTAGACGAGCACGCATTAACACTGACACACGAGAGTGACAATGCACAGTGCTCGAGCGGCCTGTAAACATAATCAGGCAGATGTGCAAGGTAATCGGATTGAGGCAGCCCGATGGGTAGAGCATCATCACTTTGTCTTACATCACATACCAGATGACATACACTTAACAAACCGACACAACAAAGGCAGACCCGACATGACACAACACCAACACTCAACCGACAACAAGGCGCGCAAGCGCCGCGTTAGCACAAGCGAAGCGCGTGAGCATCATGCCCGCTAAAAGACGATCAACCGAACACGCATCAGCAACATACCAACGCAACCGTAAACTCATCCTTAGTGACAACCCTCCGTGTCACTGGTGCGGAGTTAACGCGGCAAGCGAAGCCGATCATCTGATCGAGACAGACAGAGGTGGCACATCAGAGCTTGACAACCTTGTGCCATCGTGTCGTAAATGCAATGCAACACGCGGCAACAAGTACAGAGCTGCACGTGATGACCAGCGCGCAAGACCAAAACAAAAACCAAAAGTACAAACACAAAACCTAATGCCAGTAAGCGTTTCAGAGCATGACCACACAGAGCGTTTTTTTATACCACCTGTTCCTGTCCCCGTCTCACCTATTTTCCTATCTGATTCAACACCAGCAAGGGTTTTGGAGGATCAGCCTCAACCGGCCAGAACTGGCAGCGATCGGCCGAGATTAGAAACGACCGCGCACAGTGGTTGTCGTGATCACTCTTTGGAGATTGCAGAGTTTGCGGAAAAGGTACTTAATGTAAAATTGATGAGGTGGCAATTGCGTGTGCTTGCTGGCATGACGGCTTACAACCTTGTTGACGGTAAAGAGGTTTGGGTGCATCGAGTGTCTTACACATCGGTGGCCAGACAGAACGGCAAAACAACTACGATTGCCGCGTTGCTCGGTTGGTTTCTTTGCACTCAAGGCAAGGCACGTGGCGGCAAACAGTTAGTAATGTCAGTTGCCCACAAACTTGATTTGGCTACCGTGTTGTTTAATTATCTTGCGCCAATTCTTGAGGCAAAGTTTGGTGCAACGGTGATCTGGTCTTATGGCCGTCAAGTGCTGACCATGCCAGATGGGTCGCAATGGATGCCACGTGCTGCCACGCCGGGTGTAGGTCACGGCTACTCAATTGATTTGTGCATTGTTGACGAGTGGTGGGCAGTCAGCGAGGATGCCATAGATAACGGTTTAATGCCGGCTATGCGCGCACGCAAAAACCCTTTAATGGCAGGTTTTAGTACAGCTGGGGATGCCTCATCCAAATCAATGTTGCGCTGGCGTGAGCAAGGCTTGCGCGCTGTGGACTCAGGCAAAAACACTGCCCTTTACTTTGCCGAGTTCAGCCCACCAGTTATGGACTACATGACTCAAGAGGCTTGGGCATATTCCAACCCAGCGCTGTCAGAGGGATTGTTAAATATGTCCGTGATCGAGGCTGAGGCACAATCACCAGATCGCAACAGTTTTTTGCGCGCATCGGTCAACATCTTTGTGCAATCCCAACACAGCTGGATTGAGCCGGGTCAATTTACCGAGTTAGGCAACGATCTGGCAATGCCTAAAAACGGTGTGCTGGCTATTGAGTCGGCTGTAGATGACTCGCGATATGTGGGTGTCAGAGCTGTGCAAGACGGCCAGTACACGCGCTGCCATATTGCGTTTGTTGTTGACACAATTAAAGAGATGTGGGATGCAGTCGCACAAGAGATTGAGCAATCCCCAATGCTAAAATTGGCGCTTGTGCCGTCAATAGATTTGCATTGCCCACCGATCTACGCGCACCGCAAGACCGTTGTAGGGCATCGTGAGGTGGTTAAGTGGACTGGTGCAGTACGTGCATTGATCGTGGAGAAACGGATAACGCACGCAGGGCAAGCCCAGCTCATAGATCAAGTAGAGCGCGCTGTAGCAATAAAACACAACGGCGTACTCACGTTGTCTAGCACTCGATCACCGGGAGACATCTCAGCGTGCCGCGCAATGGTGTTTGCTGTCGCTCTTGCCTCAAAACCTATCTTTGCAAACAAGCCCACGATCATCAGCGTCTAGCCTCTAATGTGTGATATGGCATCGGCCTGATGCTTGCTTATCGTCGGGATACCGCATCGCATACCGGGCCGATGCCACCACAAACTAGACAGATTGTGACACACTAAGAGCATGGCCATATTCTCTAAAACTAAAGCGGCAATTTCACCACCGCCAACTAAAGCCGCCGCAGCTGGCTCAAGTTACGGTGGCAATCAAGGTGCTGCAATGGTGGGTCAGTATTACACCTACACAGAGGGTGCTTTATTTGCTCAAGCGATGAGCGTGCCAACTATTGCGCGTGCACAACAATTGATTAGTTCAGTTATTGCATCTATGAAATTAAAGATGTACACAGAAATGTGGAACGGCGAGGAAATGGAACAAGTGCCACTTGCGCCTCGATCTTGGCTGCGCCGTATTGATCGGGTAAATACAAACAACCATATTTTGTCTTGGACAGTTTCAGATTTAATGATGTTTGGTCGAGCCTTTTGGTACATCACTGAACGCACCGCTGATGGCTACCCTGCCGCGTTTACACGTTTACCAGCCGCAATGTGCAACACAATGGATCAAGCCGGCGTACCGTCAGGCGTTTGGTTTGCACCATCAAAACAAGTGTATTTTAACGGCGGCGAAATAAACCCTAATGATCTAGTGCAGTTTCTTAACGGTCAGCCCGGCATTGTTTATTCATCGGCTAAAGCAATTGCAACATCTATAAAACTTGAGGATGCACGTTACCGTAACGCGTCTAGTGCAATACCGGCTGGAGTGTTGCAGGTGCAGGCTGGATCAGAACCACTTTCAGCAACCGAACTTGCAGACTTAGCAGCATCGTTTAACGCGGCTCGAGCAACCAACCAAACGGCAGCGCTCTCACCAGAGGTGCACTACATCGAGACAGCCACATCACCAGACAAGATGCTCTTAGTTGACTCGGCAGAGTTTCAGGCTATGGAAATGTCTCGCGTGTGTGGCGTACCTGCATACTTGCTAAATATCTCGGTTGGCTCATACGCCTATACCAATAGCACTGAGGCACGCCAAGACTTGTGGACATTTGGCTGTAAACAGATTGCAGAGTGCATTACACAAACACTCTCGGCCAATAACATTTTGCCAAACAACACTTGTGTTGAGTTTGACATTGACGATTTTATTGACGGCGATTTAATGGAAAAAGCCGAGATGGATGAAATGCCACAACCACCACGCAACAATGGTGTACCGTACTCATCATGATCAAACTTATTGCATCTCAGGTCAGCATTGACGCTGCCGCTGGCGAAACAGGCCGCCGTGAGATTACTGGTATTGCCGTGCCTTACGGTGTGGCCGCAACCGTTTCTGATGGCACGTCAGTAATTTTTCAGCCGGGCAGCCTGCCAGTTGACGGTAAAGCACCACGCCTATTTATGTACCACGATGCGTCTATGCCAGTAGGCATTGTTACCGAGCGCGTGGACACACCAGAGGGCATGATGTTTACCGCAAAAATTAGTGCCAGCACTCAAGGTCAAGATGCCATGATCATGCTGCAAGAAACGGTTATAGATCAGGTGTCGGTGGGTGTAAACCCTCGTAAGTTCTCGTATGACGAAAACGGCACAATGGTCATTGAGTCAGCCGATTGGACAGAATTATCGCTAGTGCCTATCGGCGCATTTGGAGATATGGCCAACATTGCCACAGTCGCTGCGAGTATCCCACAAGATGAGCCAGAAATAAGTACTATAGAAACAGAACCTACACAGGAGACAGAAACCATGAGCGAAACAGCAGCACCAGCAGTCGAGGCAACCATCCCAACTGCACCAATTTTTGCAACAGCAAAACGCACATTTAAGATGCCAACACCGGGCGAATACTTGGCCGCGTTGCACGCAGGCGGAGACACGTTCCACAACGTAAACGCTGCATACAAAGATGCAGTTAAGTTGCAACAGTCAGCATTGCAAGCTGCCGCTGGTGACATCCTCACCACCGATACACCGGGTCTCTTGCCAGTGCCGGTACTTGGGCCACTATTCCAAGACCTGAACTTTGTGCGACCAGTTGTCACCGCATTTGGTGCACGCTCAATGCCAAACACACCTAGCAAAACTTTTGTTAGGCCAACGATCACCACGCACACAAGTGCTGCAACTCAGACTGAGGGCAGCGCAGTAAGTGCAACCACAATGGTCATCGCATCGAACACCGTTACCAAAACAACGGTTGCTGGTCAAGTGACGATCACTCGACAAGACATGGACTTTACTGATCCAGCATCAATGAACCTCATCCTCAATGACCTTGCTGGTGAGTACTTGATTAAGACTGATGACGTTGCAGCTGACGCACTTGTTTCAGGCAAGACCGCATCAGGCTCAACATGGACTGTCACTGCTGGTGACCCAACATCGTTGATCAGTTCCTTGTATGACGCAGCACGCGAAATTGCAGAGGACAGCAACTACTTCCCAACACACTTGTGCGTTTCACCAGACGTGTGGGAAAAGTTGGGTGCACAGTTGGACAGCAACAAGCGACCAGTTTTGGGTTATGTCACCGATGGCATTATGGGCCAAAACTCAATCGGCAAAGTTGGCGGCATGGGTTACAACAACATGAACGTCATGGGTTTGCAATTGGTTGTTGATAACAACTTTGCATCCGGCACGATGCTTGTTGTTTACGCACCGGGCTTTGAGATTTACGAAGCTCAACAAGGCATCTTGTCAGTTGACAATCCATCCACACTTAGCAAGACGTTCTCTTACTACGGTTACTTCTCAACATTTGTTGCTAAGTCATCGTTTATTCAGGGCATCGTAATCGCTTAGTCTGTAGCGGACTTAGACCGCTATGGCAACTTACACATCAGCCAGCAAACAGTTGATCTCTAACTACGCGTGCATTAGCACGTTAGAACCAACAGAAATTGGTATTGGCGAAAACATAACTGTCAGTGGATTAGCTGCGCCGTTTGCAGGCACTCATAAGGTGCTTGATTTACCGCAATACGAGTTCACAGGTGTTGACCCAACTACAGGCGAGTTTTTGTTTAACCCTGAGGTGGCTCGACCTAATCAAGTTATGTATGCGGCTACTGGTGCAAATGTAAATTATGTGGTTGATTACTCTGGCACAATTACTTACACGCAAGTGTG